AACCAATGAAGAAGAAGAAGAAGTTGTAACCAATGAAGAAGAAGAAGAAGTTGTAGTAGTTGACGAAGATGATGAAGAAGTTGTAACCGATGATGATGAAGAAGTTGTAGTAGTTGATGAAGATGATGAAGAAGTTGTAGTAGTTGACGAAGATGATGAAGAAGATGAAGAAGAAGTTGTAGTTGTAGAGGACCCTTTAGAGGGAGATGATGAAGAAGAAGTTGTAGTTGTAGAGGACCCTCTAGTTGGAATAACAGCACCAACAGTATCAGGCGGGGGTGGGGGCGGCAAAAGAGAATTCAGCGGTGGTATGATGGGAGGCTTCGGTTATAATCTTCCGGGGTTCGTGGAAGTCCAGTATCAACCAAAAAATTATAATGCTGAACTTGACCGAATTATTAATGAAAGTTTGTTTAAAGGAATGATCTAATGACTTATTTAGATTTAGTTAATAACGTGCTTAGAAGGATACGTGAAACAGAAGTTATTTCTGTTCAGACTACTTCTTACAGTAAGTTAATCGGAGACCTTATTAATGACGCTAAGGACCTCGTAGAAAACTCGTGGGACTGGTCTGCACTTAGGACTACCCTTACAATCACTACTACGGCTGACATATTCAACTACTCCTTAACTGGTAGTCAGAATAACATAAAGGAACTAAACGTGTTGAACGACACGTCTAACCTTCTTATGAAGTACCAGACTAATAACTGGTTTGATACACAGTATCTTCTCGGGGAACCTGTCTCTGGCTCACCTGCGTACTACACGTACAACGGTGTGGACGCAGACGGTGACACATTGATTGATGTGTACCCTAAGCCAGACGATGTTTATACCTTACGTTTTAACTGTACTCTGCGTAACGCTAACCTAAGTGCTGACCTAGACACGATGAGAATACCTGCGGCTCCTGTGATACACCTTGCGGTGGCTTTGGCTACACGAGAACGTGGAGAAACCGGTGGTACTTCTACTGCGGAATACTTCTCAATAGCTAACAAGTACTTGTCTGATGCTATTGCTATGGACGCTGCTAGACACCCTGAAGAAACTGTCTTCTATACGGCTTAAGGGCTACTTATATGGCACAAGAACTCAAAAGTATTAATCTTGTAGCACCTGCGTTCCAAGGTATCAACACTGAGGACTCACCGTTAGCTCAGGACCCCTCTTTTGCTGAAGTAGCAGACAACGCTGTTATTGACAAAAGAGGACGTATTGCTGCGCGTAAGGGACACCTAGTCACTACGACCAACAAGACGCAGCTAGGGAGTGACTTCTTAAATTCTATTAAAGAGTTCAGAGACGACACAGGCACCACCAAGATTTTCTCAGTGGGTAATAATAAGATTCTCAGTGGCACAACCACATTAGCCGACGAGACTCCCGGCAGCTACACAATTGCTGCTGATGACTGGAAGATGGTTAACTTTAATGACAGCATTTACTTTTTTCAGCGTGGCTACGAGCCTCTTATTTACAACAACACTGCAACTGTTAATCCCGGAGGCACTAACGGGGACGTGCTGCAACTAAGCACAGTCACAGGTGCAGCCGGTGTTACCTCTAGTATGTACGGGAATGAAGTCCTATCAGCTTACGGTAGGCTCTGGACTGCTGACTTTGCTACGGATAAATCAACTGTTTATTGGTCTGATCTTTTGATTGGCCATGACTGGCTAGGTGGGACCTCTGGTTCCATTAACTTGGCTAAAGTATGGCCTGATGGTCACGACGAAGTTGTAGCACTATCTGCCCATAATAATCATTTGATTATATTTGGTAAGCGCAGTATCGTAGTTTACGAAGGTGCTGACTCTCCTGCTACTATGGCTTTGTCAGACACAGTGGCTGGTGTAGGTTGCGTAGGTAGAGATACTATACAACACACTGGTGTAGACGTAATCTTCTTGTCTTATACAGGCTTAAAAAGCTTCGGAAGAACAATCCAAGAAAAGTCCATGCCTCTTAGTAGTCTATCCAATACAATTACTACGGACATTATTCAGTTACTTAGGGAAGAAAACGAAGTCTTCCAATCTGTGTACCACCCAGAAGAAAACTTCTACTTGCTTACTTTCGTAAACCAAAACATTACCTATTGTTTTGACCTGAGAGGAACACTAGAAAATGGGTCGTACAGAGTGACACGATGGCCCGGCACTGGTTTTACTTGCTATGAACGAAAGGGTGACGGTACTTTACTTATCGGTAGTTTATTAGGAGTAGGGGAGTACTCAGGTTTTCTGGACAACGGCGGCTCTTACGGCTTTAAGTACTATAGCCCTGAGTTGTCTTTTGGAGACCCTTCTAAACTAAAGTTCCTTAAGAAGCTTAGACCGACGGTGGTGGGTGGCTCTGGTTTAGACGTTTTCCTTAAGTGGGACTATGACTTTGGATATTCTTACAACACAGCAGTCGTAACTTTAAAGAATGAAGCAGAGGCTGAATTTGGAAAAGGTGAATACACCGTAGCTCAGTTTTCAGCAGATATTTTAACTTCTAAAGAAGCTATTAACACTAACGGAAGCGGTGGGACATTAAGTATTGGTTTGGAGACTAACATTAACGGAAAAGAACTTTCTCTACAGGAAATAAACGTGCTTGCACTGATAGGTAAAACAATATGAGTAATTATACTAAACTGACTGACTTCGCCTCCAAAGATGGTTTATCTACTGGTGACCCTAACAAAATCATCAGAGGGACTGAGTTTGGAACTGAGTTCGACAACATTGCAACGGCAATAGCCACAAAAGCAAACACTGCTAGTCCTACGTTTACTGGGACTGTCACAATACCTGCGTTGACTTTTTCAGGGACATTATCAACTGGGACGATTAATGGAGGGACTTACTAATGTCTTTTTGGGAAAATCTATTTGGTGCTGGTATTACTGCCGGTGGTTTAGCATTAGGCGCTGATGCTTATGATAAACTAGGTGAAACAGGAGAAAAAGCGTACCAAGAGCTTGCAGGGTACACCACGGAAGGAGGCGAGTTTGTTCCCGGTTTAGCAGATAAACTCTCAGGTATGCTTGAGTTTCAACCGTACACTGTTACTTCTGCTACTGGTGGTCAGTTTGGTATGACACAGGACCCAGAGACGGGTCAAATGTCGTACAACGTACAGACTTCTCCTGAAGAACAGGCTTTCCAGCAGCAAGCTATGCAAGACGCAGAGGCGTACTTTACTCAAGCTAGGGCACCTATAGCCCAACGTGAGCAAGATGTGTACAACCGTATGCTTACAGCTATGTCTCCGGAACAAGAGCGTCAGAGGCTTGAAATGGAGCAGCGTATGGCTTCACAGGGAAGGCTAGGGGTCTCTACAGCGCAGTACGGGGGCACTCCAGAGCAATTAGCAATGGCTAAGGCTCAGTCAGAGGCTCAGAACCAAGCCATGTTAAACGCTATGCAGTTTGCAGGACAAGAGCAGCAACGACAATCCCAGTTAGGCACTGGTATGCTGGCTGCTGGCTACGTGCCACAAGCTCAGTTACTCAATGCGGTGCAGCCCGGAATGACTACAGCAGAACGTCAGAGACAAGCCTTGTCGCAGCAAGCAGGAGCATACGGTGAAACTTATGCTTCAGGCTTACAAGCACTGCTTCAGTCAGGCTTAGGACAAGCTGAGTTAGGCGGTTCTTTAGGCAGTTCTATTGCGGAGCAAGGTGTTAAAGGTTTATTAGGCGGGTTGTTCGGCTAAGGAGAACATATTATGGCTAAATTTTCAGAAAGTTTTTTACAGCAGTTAGGCAGACCCGGATGGTCTGAAGGTATGTTTGGCTTAGGTCAGGCTATTGGCGGTGCCCAAGGTCAAGTAAGAGACCAGCGGAAGCAGCAAGAGTTTAACCAGTTGATGCAGCAGATACAGGGCGCACAAGGCTCTGGAGACTTCACAAGTATGAAGATCTTGGCGCAGCAGTTGGCTACTTCGAACCCGCAGGAAGCTGCTAAGGTGATGCAGGCTGCTACTGCTCTTGAGCAGAAACAAGGTCAGCAAAAGGCTCTTGAGGGTATGTTTACAGAAGAAGTCCCAACTTCTCAGTCTATTATGGCTGCTGGGAAAGCGGCGCTGGCTGCGGGAGACCCTCAGACGGCTTTAGCTCTTCAGGAAAGAGCAACAGCTTTAGGAACTACCACAAGACAAAAAGAAACCAGAAGAAAGGCAGCAGTAACAGAGCTACAAGGGTTTATGCAAGATCCTAGAATATCTAAAGAAGATAAACTACAAGTTAGAGGTGTTTTACAAGGACTTGCAACTGGTCAAACTGATGTTGAGGCTGTTGAACCTCAGCTTCAAGGGTTCAGAAACAGGTTTAAGCCTCAAGCTGTCGGCAGTAGAGCTGCTCCTCAAATAGTTGAAGTGCTAGAAGAGCAGCCAGATGGTTCAATGAAAAAAGTAACTAAATTTGCTCTACAAGACCCAGTTACTGGTAAACTTACCTATGAAACAGTGGGTCTTACTCCTCCTAAAGAGTTTGCTCCTGAAGACACTTCAGGAGCAAAAAAAGGTGACGTTGCCCAGTCGGCTCGGTCACCTTGGGAAAAGATGAATGAAGTAGCAGCCACCTCGTCAATTTCTTTAATAAGAAACAAAAACTTAGCAACGCAAATTGCTTCTGAGCCAGACAAAGCTACTGGGCTTGTTAGTCAAGTAAGAACAGAAGTATTAGATATTGCTGGGCTGCGAGATGCTGAAGAAAATCTAAAAACTGAATTTTTAAGAGGCGTGAATACCGAAATTATTGGTAGTTTACCTCCGGGCGTTGCTTCTGATAGAGACATTGAAATTTTTAGTAGTGGTTTTCCTGACGACTCTTGGTCTACTCAGAAAATACTAGAATACTTAGAAGTAGAGCGTAGATTCTTAGGGGCGCTGCAAGACAAAGCTTTATTAGCAGAGCAGTTTTTAAGCACACAAATGACAAGCGGCCAAGACGGTAATTTCGTTGGTTTTAATGCTTACCAAAGAGGGTACTCTACTGCAATGACAAATTTAGGAATGAATATAAAAGAAGAGGTAGCTAAGGGCGCTGATCCTGTACAAGCACAGCAAAGACACATGGCTGCTTTTAAACAAGCTTTTGGTTTCACTCCCGCCTACTACTTATAAGAGGGTCTTATGCCTAAAAGTATTTATACAGGACAAGAAATATCTATAGACAACCCTTACGCCTCTATTGCGACAGGGACAGGCTACTCTAGCCCTTATGAAGTAGATGCTTTACCTCCAGAAGAGAAACAAGAGCAGTACGTAGCAGAGAATCTTCAGGCTTTTACTGAAAAAGCAGAGTCTGAAGAAGGTCTTACTGGGGACGACATAATAATGACCGCTAGGTCTTTTATTGACGGGCTTTGGTTTAACAAGTCGGATGAAGCTGGGAGCTACATGGCTGCTGCTGCTGTTTATGCCTTAAACCCAGAAATGAGAGACAAGTCTATTCCTCAAATTGCTGACGAAATGCAACTAGGTTTAGAAGCTGAGTCTGCTCGTTTTGCTGAAGAAAGTCCTTGGGCGGCAGGAATAGCTAACGTAGCTGGGTCTGTATTGTCTCCAGTGTCTTTAGCCACAGGAGGTGTTTTATCTCAGGCAGCTAAGTTGAGGTCAGGGGCACAAGCTGGGAAAGCAGTAGACGAAGTAGGAGCATCTCTAGGTGGGGCTTTTGCTAGAACAGGTGCAGATGATGCTGCGGGTCTGGCAGCTCAACTAGGAAGACAGCAGGCAGGTACTCGTGTCTTTGGAGTAGGAGGTGACGCTACAGGATCACTTGCTCAAACACTGTCCAAGGCCAATCCTATGGCTGCCCTAGGCGTCACAGGCGGTGTAGTAGGTCTCGAAGGCGCTGTTATTGGAGCTGAGGGAGATACTTGGGCAGAAAAAGCAAAGAACGCTGCCTTCACCGCTGGCATCTCTGCGGCAGTCCCTTTTGCTTTTGCAGGTATAAAGAAAGCCTATGACTTTGGCACTGAGTCTAAAATGGCCCAGCAGCTAGGAGAAGGTGCTAACTTCACTAACCTAATGTTTACTGAACACGGTATGGCGGGGTGGTATAGGTCTGTAGTAACTAAGGCTTACGGAGGACGTACTTTATCTGAACAACAGGCGCGTCAAGTTGCTGGTAGAGCTGCTCCTGCTGCTGCTGCTCGAAAAGCGGTACAGGAAGTTAAAGAAGAGTCTAAGAATAAAGTAGCAAACGCTACTGCGGCTATTAAAAGGAATACTGTAGAAGCTATAGAGGAAACAGGTCTCCGTCTTGACGACCAGATAGTGGAAGTTACTAAATTAGCCGCTGCGGCACGAGGCGCACAAAAAATAGAGTACGAGGACCAGTTAGCACTTTTAACTGAGGCGAAAAACAACGTAGGTGCTGCAAAAGCACTAGCAGTGAAGGAAGCTGATGCTTCTGTCAACGCTGCTAACGCAGGTTTCCGTGGACAAGCCCTGAGAGAATCTGCTCCTTCAGGTACTCCCCAAGACGAAATAAACGCTTTAGGGGCTTTAGATCCTCAAGACGCTAATGCAGCTTTAGACGACCTCTGGAGAAAGTACGGTTTTAAGGTTGCTGACGGTAAAACCTACACTATAAATAAAGATGAAGTAGCTGCGTTTATTGACAGCATTGCTGACGAGTACTCTGACCTCGTTCTAGTAGGGGCTGAAAAAGGCGGTATTATTAACGCTGTTAAGCAGTACGTAGTTGCTGAGATTGGTCGTAAAGCGCCTGACGGTGTTATTAAAGGAGAAGACCTCTTACAGTTAAGAAGCACCATTGGTCGAGCTATTAATGGATTGAGTGACGGCAGTGTCTCTACTCGTAGGTTTTCTTCTGAGGTTCAAGCACATTTCCATGATTTACTTGAATCAGGTTTAAATGCAGCAGAAAGAAAGACCTTTGCTTCTGATAGGGCTGCATGGGGTGTTAGAAGCACCGTTGACGAAGCCACTGTAAAAGCATCTGGGGGAGACGCTAGAGCAGGGGCCTTCACAGGTAGCGACTACTTAAACGCGCTTAGAAGCTTCAGTCCTCGTTTTTCTGCTAGGGGAGGAGGAAGACTACAACAAGAAGCACAAGAACTTGCTGTTGTTACTGAAAGAAACAAACAAAACATCCTTGACTTAGCTGATTCAGAAGCTCAAAGAATCGGAAACGAGGCTATAAGAGACAAGGCTCTTTTGAGAAGACAGTTTGAAATTGCAAGAAACAAACTAAACGCCAAAGAAGCAGAAGAAATAGCAGCTATACGAAAAGATAAAGCAGTAAACAAAGCCTCTGAACAAGGTAAAGAAATTATTAGGCTGAGAATAGCAGAGACAAAAGAAAAGTACGCTTTACAGTTAGCTAACCTAGACGCAGCAGCAGCCAAAGCAAAAAACGAGATAGACTCTTTAAAGACGTTAATGCCTAGCAACTTTAAAGGAAGTGTTTTTGAAAACCTATTTAATACTGCAATTACAGGCCAAGCTGTGACTACTCTTTTGGAGCCAATCGGTTTAAGGCCAACCATAGGTGCAACTCTTCTTACTGGTTTTGGGGGAGCCAAGGTACTGTCTCAAGAAATTACGCAGAGAATCTTAGCTAGACAGACGCCAGTACAGCAAGGACTTAGGGAATTTTCAGGGGCTGCTGGACAAGCTTTAGAAAGCAGAGGTATAACTGCTCCTGTTGCTCAAGCAGGTGGAGCAGTGGGAGGTACTACGGGTCAGTTTACTACGCCTCAAGGAGTCATGTTTAATGAGGAACGTAAAGAAACTCTCAGGAAGCTGCCTACTTCCGGTAAAGCTGCTTTGTACAGAAACTTAGAGGCAAAAGGTGTGTTAGACAAACTAGAAGCAGAAGACCCTGAGTTCTTCAAAGAACTCCAAAGGGCTAGAAACGCCGGTAGAAACTAAAACAAAGGGGGTCACTTAAGACCCCCAGTTTACTCTAAATCTCGCAACTGTTGCCAACACAGGCCAACTGCTGCGACCCTTCGGTCATGTCAGAAGCCTCTGAGATGTTCCAGTCGATAGCCTTGGGGAAGTCCTTGACTAGCGATTGGTACGTCTCTAGGTCCACTGGCTCATAGGGTGCCTGCTGGTACGTATGTTCTGAGTAAGGTAGAAAGCTTATGCCGCTGACCTTGTCGAACTTGTTGTACAACCACTGCCCCACCTCTAGGAACTCATCGTCCCTGTAGTAGCAAGTCATGGACGGCTTGTGTTCACACCAGTAGTCCTGATACATCTCCCATAACTCAAGCTGCTCCATAGCACCCATGTCCGTAGCCACTACAGCCTTCTTAGGAGACTTGATGGGGAACGAGAAGACCTTAGTAGTAGAAGAAGTCACGTCTAGCTCTACAGGGACTCCTGCGGCCTCTAGGACAGCACACAAGGGGTCTCGTGCGTCTGCTCTTACTCGTCTAATGTATTGCTCAGAATATCTAGGGTGGATGCCAGACGCGCTATCAACCAACTGAGATACAGTACCGGAAGGCTTAACAGCAGTAATGGCAGTGCTAACATTGATGCCAAGGCGTTCAGCCCAAACACGGTTAGTTTCAATAGCTTCCTCTTTAAGCTGCGTGAGCCAGTACTGTAGATCTGCACGATTCTTCCTCCCTGACATAACTGGATGGTCCATGATGCCAGTTAGTGACACCCCTAGTAACGCTTCTTCTTCTGTGTTGTCCTTCCATATCTTACGCAAGTACCTGAAGTCAGTCAGTGTTGCCTGTAGAGTCCCTAAGATAGCAGCAGAGCGTACCTTTAGCCGCAGGCTTTCCAAGGTGTCATTAGCCCTAACCACTACTTCCGACAAGTTACAGAACTGGTAAGGTCTCAGGATAATCTCTGAGCATGGGTTAGTCCCGAAGTCAAAAGTAGCGTCCCTACGTCCATTCTTTTCAGCCTGACGCTGACTAGCGACACGACTAAAGACACCTCGTTCACCTGAGCGTGACTCGTACAGAGACTTCCACTCGTTCAAGAAGGCTTCAAAGTCAGGCTTCTCTGTGTAGCAGGCGGAGTTGTTAGCCAAGCCACGCTGAGGATTATCTACCCACCACTGTCCTGACTTGCTTCGACGTATCCTATCGTCAGTGAGGTTACTAAGACTGATGAGAGCGCTTCTTCTAACTCCTCCGACAACGACGATCTGTGCAATTTTACAGCATAAATCGTGGCACTCAATGGAGCTAAGTCTTCGACCTCTAGCGGTTCTGAAAACATCAACCGTGAATTGAAACAGATCAACAAGAGGTTCTGGACCAGACGCTCGACCTCCGAAAGTCTTAAGGGGTGCCCCCGCAGCTCTAACTCCAGACACGTCCCACTTTGGAACTTGACCGCTAAAGAGCATTGCGATAAGTTCTCGGTATGCCTTAGCCCATCCAATTTTGCTGTCAGCGACGTGTATAACGGTATCTGTATCATGGAACTCCTCTGCTACTTCAGGTAGCTTACTGATGTACTGACGTTCGACACTGAAGCCAACCCCAGTTCCACACATGAGGATGTACATCATTTCGTCGAAGGCTTTAGGGTGGTCGATAGGTAGATAGGAGCAGTTAAACCCAGCTACATTGTCTCTGTCCAAGGCTTCCCCGGCGGTCATAAGCGCCCTCATGCTGGGCATCACGCCTAAGTTATGCACAGGCATGTACAGGTCTAGCGCCTCCTTCTCCGTGAGCTTATCCTTTGAAACCCAGAAGTCCAAGTAACGGTTCACGGTCTCTTCCCATGTCTCCCGTCGTTGTTCTTCCGGTATGTACCGAGCGTACCGGGACTTGTGTATGTACTGTTGATATGCGTCCATCATAATTCGTATTCTCCTCCAGTTAATAGCGATAGTTTTAGCTGGTCCAGTAAGTAAGCTAGTTCGTACGTGTCCATGTTAGTTGAAACCATGATGTACTCTTCGGACTTAATGATACAAAAGGCATCCTCGTAGTTCTCTAAGTCTTCATTGTCCATTATGAGTTTAAACACTTCGGGTACGCTAATCCTGTCTGTGTTCTGCTTGTTTCCGCCGAAAGCCCCTTGTATCACTTTCATTCTACCACCTCTTGTTCTTTGACCATCTTGTTTAAGTACCACTGAGCCTTCCGTAAGTCCTGTAGGCCATTCTTGTATCGCCACCTGTGCAAGTACTTCAGAACATTGCCCTCACAGTAGTCTACGATACCTTCTCCTAGCTGCTGCTTAATATAGTCAATGGCCTCTGTGCCGCCTTGGTTGTAGTGCTTTGGTTTACTAACTGCGTCCCATTCTTGAGGTGTCGCTAGGTCAATACTCATCTTCGTTCTCCTCTTCAACTTCTAACTCCTCGGCAAAGTACTCCAGCCTGTTTATCAGTTTGTCCTCGAATCTGTCCAGAAGCTCCTCAGAGGTTATCTCCAGTGTTTCCAAAAAGTCTTCAGGATCGTAGGTCCTCAGCAGACGTTCCTTAATTTCTTCCATTGTTAGAGACATCTTCTATCAACTCCTCTAGTGTATCTAGTGTGTACCATGGGAACCCTTCCTTCTCACACCATTCAGCCATTGTCATCTTAGCACCCTTCCTGACTTTCTTGTTTGGACCCATAAGAACAAACACAAGTCTCTGATAGCTCTCTAAGCTGTCCCTGACTGCTTTGTACTTCTGGGTGTCCCCTTCCCTGAAGAACCCCTTACACTCTACCAGCGTGTCACTAGCCATGTGTACAAAGTCTGGCTTGTAGTTACGGTGGATGGTGTAAGGGACCATATAAGGCTCGTACTCGAAGCCCTCCAGTACCTTTGCAGTCTCTTCCTCAAAGACACTACGAAACTTCGATTTCTTGGACCTTCGGCTCATTGAATACCTCTACTAAATAACGTGGACCTGATGAATATGCGAACCCTCTTACGGCAGGCCAGCACTGTTTTTTGTAAGAGCAGTAGGAGCATCCGATAGC